GTATTGTCTTTAAAACTATTTCAAGGTGCTAACGCTGGAACTACATTATCACAAGCTGCACTGAACCATACATTGACTATGGGAGAAGTCGCAGTCGGTGTATTGACTGGAAAAATCAATCTTTCTACAGCAGCCCATGCTGCGTGGAATGCTGTTAAGGCTGCTGATCCTACGTTGATGATAGTGGCCGCGGTCGGGGCATTAACTGCAGGAATTGTCGCACTTACATTAACGATGGGCGATGCAAATGAAGAAACGAAACAGCTGCAAGCTACACTTGATGAAGCCAATGACAAATGGAAAGATTTGAAAGAGACGCAAGAAGAAAATCTGAAGAATGATCTAAGTCAGATAGAAAACACACAGAAATTGCGCAACGAATTAAGTTACCTTGTTGATGAAAACGGAAAAGTTAAAAAAGGTTATGAAGCAAGAGCTAATTTCATTTTAGGTGAGCTTAATGAAGCGTTAGGAACCGAATATACCATGACAGATGGCATCATAGGTAAATACAATGAACTTAATGGAAATATAGATGAATTAATACAGAAAAAACGTGTAAAAGCAATATTGGATGCACAAGAACCGCTATACCAGGAAGCTATCAATAAACAAATGCAAGAAGCAAATCAAATCGCAGAACTAAATAGTAGTATATTGGATAAGCAAGCCGAAAAGCAAAAAATTGAAAATGAATTGGTCAAAGAATACGGTACTAATTGGCAAAAAGGCGCATCCGAAGCTAAAGACGCAAGAGCAACCACTTACTGGATCATGGAAGATGATATAAATAAAAAACAAAAGCTGCTTAACGGATATGAAAAAAGCTATAATGAGCACACAAACACTATTGTAAATTATGAGAACAATATGACCTTAGCAAGCAGTAAAAATGCAAAAGATTGGGCTAAGATACAGACAGATATCAAAGAATCTGCTGGTGAAACGTATCAAGAAAAAAAGAAATTACTTGAGAAAGAAGAAGCCGGTGCAAAGTATCATTACGAGTCTTTATTAAAAAAGCAAAAAAATGGAGATAAAAAAGTAACAGAAGCACAGATAAAGGCAGCAAAAGAGCGAGTTGAAGAAAAAGAAAAAGAAATAAAGGAACTGACTGAAGTGGTTGATACAAGAAGTCCTGAATACAGCTCAGCTGTAAAGAATATGTCATTAAAAGCCATGGAAATGTTTCGCGGTGATACAGAAAAGTATTTTGGAGTAAGTCAAGAAAAATACAATAATGTAGTGAAGGGCTTAAGATCAAAAGACCCAGATATTCGCAAAAAAGCCGAAAAAACAGCAGAAGAGATGTTGTTAAAACTTAAATCCAAGGATGATCAATATTCTAAAGTTGGTGCTAATGTCGTTAATGGTGTGATAAATGGAATAGATGATACATCGAGTTCGCTTTTTTCCAAAATGTCTTCATTAGGTACCTCTATGTTAGATGCTTTTAAAATAGCATTAGATATCAAATCCCCTTCAAGAAAATTTGCTAAAGAGGCAAGGTTCATACCAAGTGGTGTAGCTCTTGGAGTTAAACAAAATGCAAAAGTTGCGGAGAAATCCGTTGAAGAGCTTTCAAACAAGCTGTTAAAGTCGTTTTCATCTTTTGATATTTCTGAAATGGTACAAAAAATGAAAGCTTCAGTAAACGCTGAACAATTGAGAATGTCTTCAAGTATTTCATCTAGTGTTCAACACGAAATAAAGCAAGCATCTAATGAACCTTCAATGAATTATCAGCAATCTGTTATCGACTACGATAAACTAAGAGATATATTTGTTGAGGCTGTATCGGGAATCAGCGTGAAATATGATAACAGAACGCTTGGAAGAATCGTAAAAGAGGTGATCTGATGAAAGTACAATACATTAATCACAAGGGCAAAGTCATAGATTTTATATCCGGTCCTTATCAGATTACTAATTTTGATGATATTTTTACTGTTGAGCATCAGTACGACAAAACGTTGCGGACCTTTGGTAATAAAGATCCTATTAGTAAAAAGCTTAACGTTGAAATAGATTCTTTTGGCTGGAAAGAGGCAATGAATGATCTTAGTGATATCTCATTAGATGATATCATATCGAATTCAAACGGAAGGATGTATATCGATGATTATTATTTAGAATGCGTTATCAACGGTATTGAGCAGACAGGATGCAATTATATGCTTGGATATGCTGTATGTGTGTTGACATTGACATGCCAGGACACAACTTGGAAAAAAGAATCGAATTACACTTTTTATTCGACGAACATCCCGTCGATAAATGGTAATATCAAAAGATATCCTTATCGTTATCCGTATCATTATCGCGCAACTGTTGGATCGAAAAGCCTATATAATCCGCTTAATGTTCCAGCACATTTTAAACTAACTATTTATGGTCCTGTGATAAATCCATCGCTTATGATAGGCGAAAATTTATATCAGGTTTTTATCGATCTTGAAAAAAATGATAAGCTAGTAATTGATTACAGTAGCGATATAAAAAAGACAATTACTAAAATTACAGGCAGCGGTATGAAAATCAATGCATTCGATAATCGCAACAAAGAGGCGAGAATCTTCACCAAGATAGAAGCCGGAAAGCAACTTGTAAGCTGGTCCGGACTTTTTAGTTTTGATATCATCTTATACGAAGAAAGGAGCTTGCCAAGATGGACCTAATATACACAGAACCTTATGATCCTATCATGTCAATAAAAGAACTCGGTTACATACGTAATTGTAGTATTGATGTTGACTTGGGGACAGTCGTGAGCGGAGCAGACAATGAATTTGAGATAAAGCTCGGACTATATGAAAACAACATTAAAAAAGGTGCACTGATTTATGATGAATCAGGGTCCGAAATAGGTGGTATCGTCTATGGGTTGAAGGTAGATACATCTGGTCAGACCTTAACGCTTAAATGCAAAACGTGGCGAGGCATGCTAAAGGATCATATTATAAGGCCACCTGCTAGCGAGGACTATTTCGTGTTTGATGGCGATGCCAACGAAGTGTTAGAGATGATGATAAATAATAGTTATGATGGCTTTATTAAAGCAGCAAAAAGCGCATCAAATATTCATATCACAGGGCGAATTAGATATAAGGATATTCTAACCACTTTGGATGATGTGTTATTGGATGCGGGAGGGAGGATAAAAATCACATTCGATGGTGAGAGAGCTATTTGCGAAGCGGTTCCTGCGAAAGATGTTTCGGATAAGATTTGTCTTGACAATGATTACGGAATACCGATTAATGCGGTAGATAGTTATGGATACAATCATATCATTGCGCTAGGCAAAGGTGATTTAAAAGAACGTCAATTGTGTGAACTTTGGGTGAAAGAAGATGGCTCTATTACAGATAATGCGAATGATGATATACCTTGTGGACTAAAACTTAGAACATACATCTATGATTATCCTTCGGTTGAGTCATTGGAAGAGCTAAGAAAAGCAGCTAACAAAAAACTTCGTGAAATAGGCGCGATTAAAAAGCTTGAGATATCTCAAATTGAATTGAATTTAGAAATTGGTGATATCGTCGGAGCTGCAGAAAGGATAACAAAGATTAATATGAAAAAACAGGTAACGAGAAAGATCATAAAAGGGGATATCATAAATGGTGTCTCCTTTTTGAAAACCGAATTGAAGGTAGGTGATTAGATGAGTTTAAGGCAAATAACTGTTGATAGAGTAAATGACCCTGTCGATATCTATGCGAACGATGATAGCCGTATTTACGCCTCGTTGTTGGGCGCGGAGGGAATACACCATATTGGCTCTTGCATGGCTGCCGAGGCGGTAGGCAGTAATCAATTACGTATTAATGATGGTGTTGCGAGTGTACAAGGGCATATCGCAATCATAGATCCAGGTGATAGCGAAATCGTCACTATGGATGCAGGTGTGTCCGGATATAAGCGTAATGATCTTATTGTATTAGATTTTTTACGTGATGGGAATGATGAAACCATTACCTTAAAAGCTGTGAAAGGTCCGCAAGGATCGGTAGGAAAAGATCCTACGATCGTACAGCAGGACCTTACAAAAGGAGGTACGCATCGACAAGTCGCCTTATGGCGTGTCTGTTTTGATGGCTCTTTGATAAACAAATTGGAAAGATACAGCGATGTTTTATCAAACATATCAGATTGCGTAAAAATCGAAGAAAATATTTTGGATTTGCCAACGGGAACTGATTTATCAACATTTATGAAAACAGCTAAAGATTTTGTTTGCTATCGTAAACAGGCAAACGCAAGCGTTGTGAATGGCATACCAAATAGCGATGCTTCGACTTGTTTTTATATAAAAACACGTACCGTTGTATTAGCAATCCGAAACAGCGACAAGAGTACATGGTTTGCTGGATATACAGATGGAGCTTTGGGCGCTTTTAAAACATACGTTTCTCCAGAACAAATTACAGCATCCGCTACAGTTACAGAGCAAGGCAAATATATTGCAGATGCCTATGCAATCAAGGTACTTACAGATGGACTAAAAAAATGCAGCGAAGATATGGTGACAAAAAAGTTTTCCGGTAGCAAAGACTTTGCGGCATTAACAAATATCGAACAGTGGGCGCGGACTACCGAGCATTACACTTTTTATCGTAAAGCTAACAATATCAAGGTAACAAACGGAATACCAGATAGTGATGGAGCTACTTGCTTTTATGTACGTATGGGATCGTATGTACTATGCAATAGAGCGAGCGACAATTCATTTTGGTTTGCGGGATTTTACAATGATGTGCTTACCGGATGGACAGAGCTAACGTCGGGAACGGTCAAAAAAGAGCTTTTAGATGCATGCGTAAAATACGAAAGCAACCCAGGACAAGAACTTGCTTCCGGCATAAAATTAGCAACGTTTATACAAACAGCAAAAAACTATACGGTGTACCATAAGGCTAAGGGTATAACTATCAGCGACGACTTACCTAATAGCACAGGAAATAATTGTTATTTTATTAAATTTGGTATATTTGTGCTTGGATATAGCACTAATGGGCACACCTATGTCGCACAAGCATTAAATAACACATTGACTCCGTGGGCGGAATTACCGGATGGCAACAATGAAATGTCGCAGATTGCACTTGATAAGAGCGGAGACGGACAACTATATATGCTTAAGGTATTACGTAATGGGTCACAGGTGATGATTGTAATGACGGAGCCAGATGGTGGTATACGATTTGCGATGTTTAATGGAGATCAATATGTATCTTCTCCTATCATCCTGCGCAGAGATGGAACAGTGGAAGTTGGAGGAACGCTAAAGCCAAACAAACTAGAAACAAACAATGGCGATATCAAAAACGCTGATGTTGATGTTTTGAACACTAGATCTGCATTATTTAAGGGTACTGGAGACGGTCAAATAGCTTTACAAAATTTATATCGCAATGACAAGATCCAAATGATTGTATTTAGCGAGGCAGATGGCAGTATACGTTTCGCCATGTATGATGGTTCAAATTATGTGTCTACACCCATTAGGATGTATCGTGATGGACATGTTGATATCGGCAACATCGATACAGATAAAGGATCCATTGATGCATTGACAGTCAAGACGATTAACGGCAACAATCCCGACACTTACTATGCTAAGGCTAGTCAATTAGATAGCTTTAGCAAAATTAGATATGTAAAGGTAACTACAAATCCGGGCAACAAAAATTATGTAGGTCTAAGCAGGTCAGCAGATACTTTTATCATACCTCTACATGTGAGCGGCGCAAATGACATGATTGAGAAAGTACAAACTACAGATAGTGTTGTAAGGGTATATTTGGGAGCTACCGTAAATGCTAATGTGACGTTGCATTATCTAGTAGTTAATCTTTAGGAGGACAGCGAAATGAAATATTACATTTTAAAGCATAAAAGTGAGCTGATTGATGGTGAATTTCTGAACGGTATTGTTGATGAGAAACCTATCTTAACCATAAATAGTAAAGAAGTGCTTGATCCTAATTACATAGAGGTTGAGATGGAAGAAAGCGACGACCTTTACATCAATCAGATCTTATATAAAGTAAAAGATGGGAAGATCATGAAAATGACAATCAAAGAGCTTGCGTCTGTTTATCCAAACTTGTACAACGATCCACAGCTATCAGAGCTTGAATTGTTAGGGCAAATGGCGACTGACGCAGAATTAGAACGCATGGAACTTGGACAACGCATGACAGACATTGAGCAAATGGTGTTGGAAGGAGGTGCGTATAATGTTTGATCGTATTAAAGCTAACTATTTGCGTAATTGGGTAACGGATGCACAATTGGATCGATATGTAGTGCTAGGAGCAATCACTGAAAAACAAGCTGCCGAAATTCGCAAGGCACGAAGCGAGGTAAGTTAAGATGCATTGTATGGATGGCAACAATATACACATGATTCGTGGCGATACGATAAGACTGGACATAGAAATCACTACTGCCGATGGGAATCCTTATATTTTAAAAGATGGCGACAAATTACTGTTCACTGTTAAGAAAAATGTGTTTGATAAAGATATCATCATACAAAAGAAGATCACATCGGGAACAATCGTCATAGACCATCAGGATACAGCCGACCTTGAATATCGGTCATATGTTTACGATGTGCAACTAACTCTTGCGAACGGTGATATTTGCACGGTCATACCACCAAGCGAGTTATTTGTCGGATATGAGGTGACATTTGATGGCTAAGCTAAAAGGAACTTTACAAATACAAAGAACATTGCAAGGTAGGGTAATCGGTCATGATATTAGATCTTATGATGAGCTGCAAGATAAGCCAAGAATAAATGGGATCATATTAACTGGTGATAAATCAGATGAGGACCTAGGACTTATGCAGGTCATGGAAGAGGTAACGAACACGGAAATCGAAGAGATGTTTAGGAGGTAACTAATGGGACATTTCGTAAGTAAAGAAACGCTGCTTTATTTTAAACAAAAACTAGATACAATATTCGCAAAAAAAGTAGAAATACCGGTGAATTTTAGTCAGTTGAATGACGATGTAGGATATGCAAAAAAGACAGACATAATCAAAAAAGTGAGTTTGTTAGAAAACGATAGTCGCTATCAGACAGCAGATGATGTTGAAAACACGATCAGCGGAAAAGGCTATCAAACTGCTGAACAGGTAAACAATGCTATCATTAGCAAGGGATACCAAACATCAGCTAATGTTCAATCGTCTATCAATGCAGCTTTGGCTGATATAACAGGCATTGATTTTAAGGTTGTATCATCGCTGCCTTCCACTGGTGTAAAAGGTACGATATATATGCTATCTAATTCGGGATCCGGTAATAATGTCTATGATGAGTATATTTATCTAACTGATGCTAAAAAGTACGAAAAGATCGGTACTACGGATGTAGACTTATCTAATTATTATAATACAAGTAATTTTACTGCTGTTACAAACAGTGAAATAGACAGCTTATTTTAGGTGATGCAATGGCAAAGTACGTAAGTTTGTCATCGCTATCAAGATTTAAGTCTAGGTTATTGGACATGCTAAAAGGACAGTTTAATCAAAATCGTATTGAGTTGACTAATTCATCTTATTATCCAACCACAGTTTGTTATCGTAGTGGGCAGGTAGTATATCTAAAATGCTCCGGCACCTTGACAAAAGACGTTCCGGCAAATGCAGGATATGTGGTCGCTTTGTCTATGCCGGCAGAATATTGCCCAAATGTCGATATTACTGCATACCCTAATATATCTTATACCGGTAAAAACATCAAAATAGACATATCAACAACCGGCAGAGTGGTGTTTGTAACACCGGAAAAATTACCGGCAGGATTTGGACTCAATATGCACTTTACATATATGACTGGCAAATCAAATTTTTAGGAGGTGATCCTAATATCTCGTTTTTAAGGGTGTACGTCAACACCTTTTTAATTTACCCGCTAAGCGGATGAGGAGAATGTATATGAACTTTGAAGATCTTACGCAGTATTTTGTATTGGTAGTTATGGTGGCATGCCTAGTTATCGGATATATCTTAAAGACCAGTTTTGATAGGGTGCCTAATAAGTACATACCTACCATCTTAGCAGTAGTAGGTGCTGTGTTAAATGCAGCAGTATCGGGCGTGTCCATTGAGTCCATCGTCTATGGGGCTCTCATGGGACTGGCATCTACTGGCATGCATCAAGCTTTTACACGATTTGTCGAAAATAAAGACAAGGAGTAATTAATAATGGATAAGCTACAAACGCTACTGGCCGTATGCGGAGGCATATCCGTTATAGGCGGTGCAGCCATCATGGTGTACCGCTTTATCACACCGGCTCTAAGACTAAACAAACGTATCGAAATACTAGAACGACATCAGACAGCTGATTATGAAAGACTAGCCACTATTGAGGATATGCAGTGCGAGCAAAATCGTGCCTTGGCGGCCCTACTGAATCATCAAATTGACGGCAATGGTGTCGAAAACATGAAAAAGATACGTGATAATCTGCTCAAAAGTATCATCGAAAAATAGGAGGACGAAAATACTATGATGACAGCGCAAGAGTTTATTAATAAGACAAAAGGTACTAAACATGACGTTGACGGCTATTACGGTGCGCAGTGTTGGGATTACTTTGCTTACTTTGAGCAACTCGCTAAATATCCTATAACTAATTGCACAGATACAGGGTACGTTGCCGATATCTGGAACTCACGTAAGAAAAATGGTGTATTGAAAAATTTTACGGAAGTATCTAAAAACAAGTTACAAAAAGGCGATTGGGTCATTTGGACTAAATCTCCTTATGGTGGTGGGTCACATATCGCTATGTTTATAGCGTATGCGGATAACAATAAGATAAAGGTTATCGGCCAAAACCAAACGAATACAATGGAGGCATCCTATGCTACTCTAACTCTGACAGGTATCGGCGGATGCCTACGACCTAAATGCTGGGCTAAAGATACAATAAAGGATCCTGACATCGTTGCGGTCGTTGAATATCTTACGGTTGACAACGTTCGATGCTTTATGAATGTCCGTGCAAAGGACAAGCTTACTAAGTGCAGTGGACATGGTAGATATAATCAAACACTTACCATCGGCACTGATGGTGCACGCAATTGCTTTATGTCATACAAAAACGGACAAGCATGTGGTAAAAGTCATTGTAAAAAACCCAAAGGCACCATGCTACACGTACGCAATGTAAAAGATTTAAAATAGCGATAATCCCTACTTCCATAATTGGAGGTAGGGAGTTTTTTATTATATGGCGAAATTATAACGAAAAAAGTCATAAAATAAGTGCTTTTAGGTATGCATGATGTACGTTGATGTATTGTAAAAAGCCTTTATTTAAAGCTTATTTACGTTTTCATAGCTATGCCAATACCCTGTCTGCTAATCTCCCCTCATCTGCTCCATTAATAACTACGTACTCTCATGAAAATGAGAGTTTTTTTATGCTTGTTTATGAAAGATGAGGGGAATTTTTGCGGTCCAGATGGGTTTTAGGGCGTGTTTGGTCTATTTTTGTTGGGAGGCAGGTTGTAATCAACGTGTTTTTTTATGTGTTTGATTAAGAAAATATGAATTATATGGCGCTGCTATGTCAGCACGAACCCCCGTCATAAGCAAATAGCTGTAACCATCGTTCTAGGATAAGATTTATTGCGAAATATCATTTTTTTAGATTAAATGCGTAGAACTGGCAAATTCTGTGCTAAAATAAAAACAGCATCATCAAAAGGGGGCAGGAATATGAAAAAAGTAATATTCGTCATGCTGATTGTATGTCTGTTAGCTGCTTGCTCACCATCATCAAAAAAAGGGCCTATCGAAGTGAGCGCAGCGGAGGTTCTTGAGAAATTAAGTGACGAAAGACAGAATTCATTTCTATTATATGTGATAAGCGATGACTGTTACTCCTGTGATGAATATCAAAAGGTCATAGAGGAAATAGAAAAACAACAACCGTTTGAAGTGTATTATCTGCATATAAACCTAAAGGAAAAGGATGCAGATGTAAAGAAGATGTTAGATGAATTAAAAGTTACGACCGGTGTTTTGCGCCAGTTACCAACAACCTATTATTTTTATCAGGGGACGTTGCAGGCCGAAAACAGGAAAGAAGGATATTTAGAAAAGAAGGATCTGATAGCATGGCTGAAAAATTTACATATATTACATTAG